TGGTTTGATGTTTGACCATAAGCAGGCTGAGCCGAAGTTTGATGCTACGAAGCCACGCGACCGGATCAACGGTTTGCGTCAAGTTTATGGGCCGGCTTCGGACTGGATGGATCTGCAGGCAATCGCTGACAGTTACGATGACCCGCAGGTAACGTCAGCTGAATGGGAACGCTACTGGTTCAACCGGCCCGTGTCCCTGCAGGGCCAATGGTTGCCGCAAGTTGCTTGGGATGAATGTCACGTGTCAAGGATTATTCCTGACGGTGCTGATGTTGTCCTTGCCCTTGACGGTTCGTTCAGTGGTGACTCGACTGCGCTGATCGCTGTTGAACTTTCTGACTTCCCACATATTGTGGTTGCTGGTCATTGGGAGCAGCCCCCCGGTTCTGTTGGTTGGCGTGCCCCGATCCTTGACGTTGAAGATATGATCCGGCAATGCTGCATCCGTTGGCGTGTCGCTGAGATAACTGCTGACCCTCACTTGTGGGCTAGGTCTCTCGAGGTTCTCGCGGATGAAGGTTTACCTGTCACGGAGTTTCCACAGTCACCTAGTCGCATGACGCCAGCAACGAAACGTTTCACAGATATGGTTCTGACCCGCCAGTTAACCCACGACGGTAACCCTGCACTGACTAGGCATATCAGCAACGCTGTCCTGTCACAAGACTCACGCGGTACCCGTATCCGTAAGGAAACTAAGTCAAGTGTTCGACGTATTGACCTTGCGGTTGCTGCAGTGATGGGCGTTGAACGTGCTGTCACTCGAGTGGCTGTTCCCGATAATCCTGTGCCTATGGCTTTCTTCTAGGAGTGAACGTGGCTGGTATTTTGCAACTGCTCGGATTCGGTTCGTTCAATGCTGGTGTGTTCTTGTTCAATGTTCCTGCCGGGTTTGTTTCCCTTGGTTTGTCCTTTGTCCTGATTGGTGTTGCTTTGGAGCGCGCAAATGCTGAATAACCTTTTCGAGAAGCGCGCTATTACTTTTCAGAAACTGTTCGAGATGGGTGAACCAATCCCGTCAGGTACTCGTTCTGGTGTCACCATTTCTGAAAATAACAGTCTGACCATTGCCCCTGTCTATGCGGCTATCCGTTTGATCAGTGACGTGATTTCTACCCTGCCAGTGGATACGTTCTACCGTTTTGATGGTGAGCGCAGGCCGTACCGACCAAAGCCCCGCTGGGTGGATAACCCTGAACCTGACAAGTCTTATCAGCGCGTCGACCATTACCAGACTCTGCTGGTGTCATTGCTTGTTGACGGTAACTCGTTCACGCGCAAGATTTACAACGCGCAGGGTGAAATTGTTGCGTTGACTGTGTTGGACCCGCAGCGTGTCATTGTTCGGCGTAACAGCTTTGGCCGTATTGAGTTTAGTGTTGACAACGGCAAGTTCATTCTTAGTGAAGATGAAGTCATTCATATCACGGAGATGCGTAAGCCGGGTGCGTTGCGTGGCGTGTCACGGATCAACGAACTACGGGAAACACTTGGTTTGACTAAGGCGCTCGAGTTATTTTCTGCGCAGTTCTTCGGCGGCGGTTCCAGCACGCAGGGCGTTATTGAGGTTCCTTACGAACTGACGAAGGAACAAGCCGGCGCGCTGCAAGACGGTTGGGAACAAGGACACAAGGGCTGGCGGAAAGCACACCGGCCCGGCATCCTCTCAGGTGGCGCCAAGTTCATGAAAACTTCCGTGGACCCTGAAGAAGCACAGATGCTTGAGTCACGGCGTTTCAGTCTTGAGGAGATTTGCCGGATCTTCCGCATCCCCCCGTTCTTGCTGCAGTCCACTGAACCGGGTTCAATGTCTTACGCGTCAGCTGAGGAAAACAACCGGGCGTTCATTTCTTACACGCTGCTGCCGTACATTGCGAAAATTGAAACCGCTTATTCAACGATGCTTCCGGGTGAAGCGTTCTTGAAGATCAACGTTGATGGTTTGCTGCGCGCTAACTTGACTGAACGGTATGCCGCGTATTCGACTGGTATTCAGTCTGGTTTCTTGTCGATCAATGACGTTCACCGCCTTGAGGATATGCGCGCGGTTGACGGTGGAGAAGTTTACCGTGTGCCGCTTGCTAACGTGTCTCTGGATGCAGCGAATATCGCTGAGATGGATAAGCGTATTCTTATGGCGCAGCGTCTGATCGTTGTTGGTTTCGCACCTGAGGCTGTGCTCACTGCAATGAACCTCCCGGCCATTCCTCACACTGGTTTGCCTTCTGTGCAGTTGCAGCAGGCCGCACAGTTTGAGCCGGAGAATCCTGAAGAAGCTTACCCCTTGCGCTCCCTAGATTTTGAGAACATGGGTGACGGGATCATCGACGCTATTCGTAACATGGCCGCACCAGTGGTCAACGTTGAGCCACCAGTTGTGAACGTGACCCTGCCAGAAGTTAAGCCTGTAACGCGTAGCGTGCAGCGTGACGATGACGGCAACATCATCAAAATTGTGGAGGAATAATGGCGGGTCTTTCGAGCAGTGGCCGCAACGCTTACCTGAGCGGCTTTACCAATGTGGCAGTGTTCGCATCACTGCATACTGCTGACCCGGGTACCGCTGGAACCGCTGAAGTTTCTGGCAGCCCGTACACGCGCGAAGCAATAACGTGGGGCGCTGCGTCTGCTGGGACTGTGGCCACGAGCGCGCAGATTGTGTTTGATGTGCCTGCGTCAACGATCACGTTCCTTGGCTTCTGGTCTGCGTCTACGTCGGGAACGTTTTACGGTTCGCGTGCTTTGGATACTTCGCAGACGTACACGACCACAGGAACTTACACGATTGCTTCAGGGAACTTGTCTGAGTCTGTGACCTGATCATGCCGGGTTTGTTTACTCTAAATGATGCAACGCTTGGCAAGTTGAATGAGTCACCTTTGGGTGGTGCTGGTACTGGGTTTGTGATCGGTGCGGCTTCTTCGTCGGGTTTGGTTGCTGGTGTTCAGGGTTTCTCTGGCACTGTTGTTGGTTCTGTTACTGCAGCTGGATCTGTGTCTGGTTCTGTCGGTTTCTCTGGTGAAGCGTCTGGCAGTGCCACATCTTCGGGTGTGGTTGCTGGTGTTGTCGGGTACACGGGTGAGGTTTCTGGTAGCACTTCGGTAGCAGGTTTGGTCACTGGTGCTGCAGGTTTCACGGGAACTGTTGAAGGGTCTACAGTAACTTCCGGCAGTGTCACTGGTAATGAAGGCAACACTGGCACCGTGACGGGCACTGCGGTGACCGTGGGCAGTGTTTCAGGCTCACCGGGTCTGTCAGGTACTGTCACTGGTTCTAGTGTCTCTACGGGCGTTGTGATCGGTACAGGCCCGACGCCACCACCAGCACCACCACGTGTGGACGGTGGCGGAAAATGGTTCATACCAGAATCAATGCGCAAACCAATGCTCACTGGTTCAGTGCGCGGTTTGTCATCTTCTACTGGTCGAGTTGTTGGGTCTATAAGTTACAGCGGCGGCACCCGTGGTGTCACCCGCTCGAGGGGCACCGTGTCTGGTGTCCTGTATTTGCATCCGACCATTGCCGATATTCGGCGCATCAGAGAAAACGAACTGCTGCTTCTGGAACTAATCTAGTTGGTGCAGTGCTACACGATAAGGATGACTGATGATCAGCAGCGGTCAGGTAACTGTGGGGACTGCCACACCTGTGAAGTTGGACGGGTCGAGCGTGAACGCCACCTTTCTGACAGTTCACAACAATGACAACACCAAAGTTCTGTACCTTGGTGATTCGAATGTGAGCACGACAACGGGACTGAAACTGTTGAAGGAAGAAACCCTGCAATTCACTTTGAATCCCGGTGAAGGATTGTTCGCTATCAGTGCGTCAGGTAGTCATGTTGTTTCTTGGCTGAGGCAAACAGTCTGATGCCGTACTTCATAACTGACGAGTCAGCGGATTGCAGCGGTTGGGCCACTGTTAAGGATGACGGTGAAGTGATCGGCTGCCACACAACGAAGCAGGCTGCAGTGGATCAAATGGTTGCTGTCAGTATTGCTGAGGGTTTGGAGCCGGGTGGAGAACGTGCCCTGCCAGATAACTACCGACCAGCGCTGACAGAGAACGTCCCTGACGGCAGGGCGTGCGGCAACTGCATGTTCTATGACGAGGACAACGTTCAGGGTGATCGTGCTTGGTGTGAGCGTTGGGATGAGTACGTTCGCGGGGATTACTACTGCAACGCGTGGCAGCCTGACGACGACGACGACGATATTGATGAGCGCGTGGAAGCGAAGCCTGCCCCCGCGTCTGAACAGATCGAAGGATCAGACGAGAACGAACCGGGCAGCGCTTCAGGCACCGGCGGCGGCATTACAGTTTCTGAAACTACCCGCACAGCTTTACGCAACAAGGTCACTGAGCACAACGACAAAATGTCTGAGGATGACCGCCCTGATTGGACGCGTGCAACGCTAGGGCAACTGCTGTCTGTGTACCGTCGTGGCGCTGGCGCGTACTCTACATCACACCGCCCGGGTGTTCCTCGAGCTGCGTGGGCTATGGCACGAGTCAACGCGTACCTTTATCTTCTGCGCACTGGCAGTCCACAGAACGCGGCTTACATCACTGACAATGATCTTCTGCCTACCGATCACCCTAAGAGCACCAAGCGCAGTCTGCCGGTTGACTTGGAGACTCGTGCCACACCACCGCAATACATGCAGTCTGCTGCTGAGCGTGGCCTTGAGTTACGCGCTGAAGGTTTCGGCGGCGACGGTGTAACCGATAAGACTGTGCGTGAAGCACGCGCAATGGCTGACGGTGTTATCTCTGATGACAAGATCATTCGCGCTTTCGCTTGGTCGCAGCGTCACGCTGTTGACCTTGAAGCACCACAGAACCGTGACCCGAATAATGATGACTTCCCCGGTGCAGGCGCTGTCGCGCACTACCTTTGGGGCATTAACCCGACCGACCCGCGTCCAGCTATCCGTTGGCTTGAGCGTGAATCTAATCGTCTGCAAGGAAGGACCACCATGAGTGATGTTGAGATCCGCACGTTCAACACGGAACTGACTGAGGTTCGTGCTGAAGGTGCTGGCAATGGAATGACCTTCGGCGGTTTCGCGTGGCGCTACGGCGAACCTTCTTTGCCGCTGCCGTTCACTGAGCGTATCGCTCCCGGTGCGTTCACTCGCACACTGAAATCAAAGAACGATATCCGCGCATATTACAATCACAATGATGAACTGCTCCTTGGTTCTAGTCGCGCTAAGACGCTACGCATTGACGACCGCGCTGATGGTGGTTACGTTGAGATCGACCTCCCAGAAACTGAGCTCGGGAGATCAACCGCTTATCACATCAGAGTTGGTAATATCACCGGCATGAGTTTTGGATTTTCTACTGTCCGTGATGCGTGGTCAGGTGACGGTGCAGAACGCACACTCAATGAGGTCAGGTTGCATGAGGTGTCTGTTGTTAGCGGTGTACCCGCGTACCCGACCACTACTGCAAGTGTGCGCAATATCCGTGTTATTGCTAAGCGCAGTGACATTGATGCTGACATCCTTAGTGACGCGATCAGCGCGCTAGAAGCCGGAGACCTGAACGACGATCAGGCAAACCTGCTCCGCACTGTTGTAGACCGCGCCACCGGTGTTGTTTTGGTTGACCCAACAGCACCAATGTCAATACTCAAGGACAAGCTCAGCCTGTACGAGAAGTTCTTGAGCCTTTAAGTTTTCGGGACAGCGGAGCCGCTGACCGATCTGCGCGACGGAGCCGGAGCGCAACACAATGAAACATAACCCCTCCAAATTAAGGAAAATAGAATGTCGTACTTGCAGCGTCTAGTTGACGCACAGAACCGCGACCTTCATTCGGCCCGTTCTTTCGTTGAGCGCGCAGAGTCGGAGAAGCGTGAAATGAGTGTTGAAGAACGTACCGCTTGGGACGCGATCAATGCTGAGATGGACAAGCGTCAGGCCCACATTGCTGAGGTTCGCGCAGATGATGCACGCACCGCTGACATTGAGGCTAGTGTTGCGTTCGCTCCTGAGGTTCGCGTCAGCGTTCCTGAGCGTCGTGAGTCGGATGCCGATATCGTGCGCAAGCTTGTTGCCGGTGATATCCGTTCGTACAACTTTGAGCGTCGCGACCTGAACACTACGGATGATTCTTCTGTTGTCCCGCAGTCGTTCTATGACATCATTCAGGAGTCCCTTGTCACTGTCGGACCAATGCTTGACGGTTCGATTGTTACTCTGCTGAACACTGCTTCCGGTGAGGATATTAAGGTTCCGGTTGAGTCAACTCGTCCCGCAGCAACTGCAATCGCTGAGGGCACTAGCATCAGTGAACTTGATCCGACCTTCTCTAGCATCACGTTGAAGTCGCAAAAGGTAGCTGTACTTACAAAAATTTCCCGGGAACTTATGCAAGATTCCGGGATCGATATCATGGGCTACCTTGGTCGCACACTGGGTACCAGTGTTGGTATCCGCGTGAACAACCTTCTCACGGTAGGCACCGGGACCACGGTCCCCAACGGTATCGTTACGGCTGCCGGTTCCGGCGTTGTTGGCGGCACTGCTGTCAGTGGCGCGTTCACTGCAGACAACCTGATTGACCTTGCCCATTCTGTTGATGGCGCATACGTCCGTCTTGGTGGCGCGTTCATGATGCGTCGTACCAGCATTGGTGCTGTTCGCAAGTTGAAGGACACCGCTGGTAACTACCTGTTCGCTCCGGCTGCAACTGTCGGTTCACCTGACACGCTTCTTGGATTCCCGATCGTTGAGAATCCTGACGTTGCCGCTATCGCAACTGGTGCAAAGTCGGTGCTGTTCGGATACCACGGTTCATACCACGTCCGTCAGGTTGGCGGCATTGAGGTTGCACGTTCCGATGATGCTTACTTTGCATCTGACGAGATCGGTGTTCGTTTGACGATCCGCGTGTGGGGCGACCTTGGTCAATCCGCTGCGGTTAAGTACTTCATCGGGAACGCTGCATAGCGTTGCTGGTGATCTAAGGTTCCCCCGTCGTGTTTGCAGGAGCACGACGGGGGACACCCTTACACTGTTAACTTCCTGCATCCTGCACAGAAAGTTCCTGCCATGAGTCGAGCTGAGAAAAGACGCGCCAACAAGCAAGGTGTCACACCAGTGACGGGCTTGTGGGTGTCTAATGCTGCGTGGGCGCAAACCGGTTACGGTACGCAAACGAAGCAGGTTGTGAAACGGATGAACGCTGACGGTCACAGTGTTGCGGTTGCCGCTAACTACGGACTTGAAGCAACACTCAGTGAGTGGGAAGGCATTGAGCATTTCCCTCGAGGTCTTGACCCGTACTCCAATGATGTTGTTCACCCGTATTTCATGGATTGGCGTAACCAGCACCCGAACGGGAAACCGTACGTGTTCACGCTGTATGACGTGTGGGTTTTCACGCATCCCCGGTTTGATGAGATGCCTGTCGTTTCGTGGGTGCCGGTGGATCACATGCCAGTCCCGCCGAAGGTTGCAGCGTTCCTCTCGAAGGACAACGTGACCCCGGTTGCCATGAGTCAGTATGGTGCTACACAGTTGGAACGTTTAGACATTGAGCATTTCTACATCCCGCACGCCATTGAGACTGACGTGATGAAGCCGACTGCTTCTGTCGTGGATGATGCTAACCGGCACCGTACCGGGCGTGAAATCATGGGTCTCGACAAGGACCAGTTCATTATTGGGATCGTGAACGCGAACAAGGGAAGTCAGCCTGTTCGTAAGGCGTTCGCTGAACAGTTGCTTGCGTGTTCCATTTTCATGCAGGACAAGCCTGACGCGGTTGTGTATTTGCACACGGAGCGCAGCGCTGGTATGCAGGGGATTGATTTCAATACTTTGATTCAGGCTGTTGGTTTGACACCTGAACAGTTCAAGTTCGTGAACCAGTATCAGTCCCGCATTGGTATCCCTGATCATGTTATGGCAGCGATATTCACGGGGCTAGATGTGTTGCTTGCCCCGACGTATGGGGAAGGTTTCGGGCTTACTGTCGCAGATGCTCAGGCTTGTGGCACACCAGTGATTGTATCTAATTTCAGTGCGCAGCCTGAACTGGTCGGTGATGGTTGGACTGTTGGCGGTCAACCTTTGTGGGATGCCGCACAGGGGGCGTGGTTCCAGATCCCGAACGTGCAAGAAATCGTGAAAGCTCTTGAGGCTGCTTATGAGCGCAAGGGTGAGAAGTCTGACAAGGCACGCAAGTTCATTGTTGACAATTACAACGCTGATGACGTGTATGAGAACTGTTGGCGTCCCATGCTTGAGCAGTTGCCGGATACGCGTTGATCCCCGCAATGATTGTCCCGATTCTGACTAACCCGGGGCTGCTTCACACAATGATCGAAACTGTGGACTATCCCACAGAGTCACTTATCATTATTGATAACGGGCGGGTTGTAGACAAGTCAGCACTTCCGGTGAATGAGCACATTGGTGAAGTGCATGTGATCACAATGCCAAGTAACCTTGGTGTTGCTGGGTCATGGAATCTAGGGTTCAAGGCTGCACCGTTCGTTGACTATTGGTTGGTTGCGAACTTTGATGTTCGGTGGCCTGACGGTGCGTTGGAACGTTTTGATTCGCAGGCTTCTGCCACTAGCATAGGGTTGACTGGCATTACTCCCGCGTGGTGCGCTTTCACTATCGGTGCGAAAGTGGTTGAGCGTGTCGGTTTGTTTGACGAGTTCTTTCATCCCGCATATTTTGAGGATGACGATTATTTCCGTAGGTGTCAGCATCATGGGGTTGAAGTTACGCACACAAATATCAACGTTCATCACACGAACAGCAGCACTGTTCACAGTGGGTACGGTGACAGGAACAATGTGACGTTCTTTGAGAACCAGCGATACTTGCAGCGCAAGGTTGAGGCTGGTGACTTTACTGAGGGTCACTGGTCTGTGGATCGTAGGCGGGATCAGTCATGGGATTGACCACACTAGGTCAGGACTTCCGTTCATACCGTGACGCTCACAAAGGTGAAACGGTGTGGGTGCTTGGGTCTGGCGCTACCCTCAGCCACGTTGATTCTTCTTTCTTTGATGACAAGATTTGTGTCTGCGTGAACTATTCGGGGACGACGAAAGGGCTTCGGCAGTTCTACACGGTGTCGAATCATCATGATGATTCTGCTGCTATCGCTGACGCTCGTCCTGATTTGCCGGTTGTGACTAGCTTAGTTGAGCAGGTGCCGGATGATTATTTGACGAATCTGAAACTGACACAGGCGAACATTGTGAAAGTCCCCACAGTGAACCAGTCATACGGTGGTTACAGTGTGGCTCAGCATTGGCCGGAAGATCCTGACTTGTTCACGATTGGGCCGACGAGCGCTCACCTTGCTTTGAATTGGGCTGCGTACCTTGGTGCTGCGCACATCATGCTGGCGGGTATTGACTGCGGTGAGTTATCTGGTGTTGCACGTATGGGTGACTATCCGACGAATCCTGACGGTTCTGCCGGACATTTGCATTTCCAACTGTGGGAAAAAACTTTGCAAGATATTGCTGCCCGATTGCGGCGGGACGGGATCAGCGTTCATTCTTTGAATCCGTTTGTGTCTCTCGCGCTCGAGGGTCACACATTCCGCAATGACTGAGAACTAGGAGCATCATGGCAATCGTTAACGGATACGCCACACTCAACGAGGTGAAGGCGGCTGCGCGTATCGGCACAGCTGATACGATGGATGACTCAATGCTGGAAATGGCCACTGAAACAGCATCCCGAATTATTGACGGTTACTGTGAGCGCCGGTTCTTCACTGCCGGTACTGAGGTCCGGTTCTACACACCTGAATCTTCATACATCTGCAACGTTGACGACATTGCCGGGACCGCGATCACCATTGAAACCTCAAGCGGCATTGACGGTATTTATGATGAAACGTGGACCACGGCTGATTATCAGGCTGAACCGTTGAACCGTACCGCGTCAGGTCTTGCGTTCCCTATCACACGGTTCAGAGCAATCAACGATTACCTATTCCCCACGGATTACCAGAAGGAAACCGCTGTGCGGGTCACTGCGGTGTTTGGTTTCGCTACGGCTGTCCCGACGCAGATCCGGCAGGCAACTGTTCTGCTGGCGCTCAGAAATTTTTCCAGACTGCAAAGCCCGCTCGGCGTTGCAGGATTCGGGGATATGGGCGCTGTTCGAGTTTCTAGGGTTGATCCTGACGTTATGTCAATCCTGATGCCGTTCCGTAAGCAATCCCCCGGTGTCGCATGACCAGCATCACTGAGCTGCGTACCGGTATCGCCACGAACCTTGGATCTATCACTGGGTTGCGTAACAGTGCCACGATCCCTGACGACCCGAAGCCACCTATTGCTGTGGTGCAACCTAACTCTATTCAGTTTGATACTGCGTTTGGTCGCGGTCTGGACACGTATGAGTTCACGGTCACTGTGATCGTTGGACGCGTGGATGACCGTACCGCGCAGAATACGCTTGACGGGTTCTGCAATCCTTCGGGGGCGCTGTCCGTTAAGACCGCTATTGAGCGAGATAAGACTCTCGCAGGGAAAGCACAATCCTTGCGAGTAACTGAGATGCGTAACTACACCAGCATCCAAGTATCTGAAAACACATATCTGGCAGCCGAGTTTATCGTGACTGTCTACGCATAAGGAGAATCATGGCAAAGACTGTTCTGCTTGACCCGGTGATTGTTTTCGCCGGTTCGACGGTAACCACCTCTTGCGCGTCGGTGACGATTAGCGTTGAGGCTGACGACGTAGAAACCACAGCTTTCGGTGGGTCGGGGTACCGTACACGTATCGGCGGGTTAAAATCCGGCACCGTCGATTTTGAATTCCATCAGGATTATGCATCAGGAAGCATTGACGGTTTGATCTTCCCGCTGCTTGGTGGCACTGCAGCCGTTTCGGTAAAGCCCGGCGGCACCGCTGCAACTTCATCATCAAATCCGCTCTATTCCTTCGACGTGCTTGTAACTTCTTACAATCCCGTTGATGGTGCAGTGGGCGATCTCAATACGACCAGTGTGTCCTTCCCGATCACTGGTGTCATTACCCGCGCAACCGCGTGACCATAACCCTCTGACCTGCATAGGAGAATCCTGCAATGATGCGCATTGATCTGAAAGTTGAATACGCTGACGGGTCGGGTGTCGAAACTACGGCGACGGCACCCGACCTGATTGCGTTCGAACGCCACTATGACAAGTCAATGGCTGTGTTCGGTACGGATACCCGCATCGAATACATTCTCTGGTTGACGTGGCACGCATTGAATCGTAAGAAGGAAACAGCGCTCGAGTTTGATGCGTGGGTTGAAACTGTGGATTCGGTGACTGCTGGTGATTCGGGGGAATAGTTCCGCTAGGTGAGCAGTCAGGTCATTGGCTTGTCACTCATCTAGCGTACGAGTTTCGTCTGGCCCCGGATGTTGTGGAGCGTCAGTCATCTAGGCAGCTTGCAACGATGGTCCGGTATTTGCGTTGGAGAGCTGTCCAGTCCCGTAAGCAATAAGGAAGCCTTATGCCCACTGAGTACCGTGTAGAAGTGCAAGGGATCTCACCTTTCATAAATCGTCTTGAAAAGTTTGACAAGGATGTTTCTAAGACGTTGAAGGCTGAGATGCGGCGTGGTTCTAACGAGGTGGCGAAAGAGGCGCGTAGTTTGATTGGTGCGCTTGGTGGTAACCCGTTGAGCGGTTGGGGTCCGTGGAGTTCTGCGGGTCGTGGGCGTACTGATGCACGTGACTTGTCTTTCAGCCCGGCTGCAGCTAAGCGTGGCATTAAGGTTCAGTCGTATCGTGGCCGGTCGCGTGGTGTTGTCACTTCGTTCGGTTACCGCGTGAAGCAAATGAATCCCGGTGGCGCAATCTTTGAACTTGCGGGTTCTCAGAATAAGTCAGGCGAGTTGTTTAACAGCAACCTGAATGAAAAGCATCAGAACATTCGTTACCCCCGCATCCTGTACCGCGCTTATTACGCTGGCATGAGCAGGGCAGAAACAATCATTCGGGCTGCTATCCGTAAGGCTGAGAAGGAGGTGGGTCTGTAATGGCTGCAAAAGACGGCATCAGAGTTCACGTCTATGGTGACTACGATGACAAAGAAATCAAGAAGGCTATCCGAGGTCTTGAAGGTCTCAGGAATGATGCCACTAAGTCTCAGTCTGCGTTTGCTGGTTTCAGTAAGTCAATGCTTGGTGTCGGTGCAGCTATCGGTGTCGGCTTCGCTGCGTTCAACACTTTAACATCCGTTTTCGGTGATGTTATTGCTGAGGCGCAGGAAGCGATCAAGGTCAATGCTGCCACTGCGCAGATCATCAAAGCAACGGGCGGCGCGGCTCAGGTTACAGCTGAGCAGGTTGCTGACTTGTCGCAGAGTTTGTCTGAGCAGATTGCTGTTGATGATGAACTGATTCAGTCGAGCGCTAACCTGATTCTGACGTTCAAGAATGTTGCCAATCAGGGTGAGGGGCTTGCTGCGATCTTTGATCGTACTGTTTTGGCTGCGCAGGATTTGTCTGCTGCTGGGTTTGGTGATGCTGAGTCTGCAGCGAAGATGCTGGGTAAGGCATTGAACGATCCTGAGCGTGGTTTGACGGCGTTGTCCCGGGCTGGTGTGACGTTCTCGCAGCAGCAGAAGGAACAGATCAGGACGCTGACTGAGGGCGGTGAGGTTCTCAAGGCGCAGCAGTTGATTCTTGCTGAGGTTGAGTCTCAGGTTGGTGGTGTTGCTGGGGCGACTGCCACGGGCATTGACCAGTTTAATGTGTATTTTGATAACTTGAAGGAAGAACTTGGGCTTGCCATTCTGCCCTTTATTAACGCGTTGATCAGTGGGCTTCTGCCTGCGATCCGTGGTGTTGGCGATTTGGTGCGCAACACTTCGAAGTTCTTTGAAGAAAATAAGACCGCGATCATTCTGACCACTGTTGCTGTT